ATCTCTTCGTATTTTTTATCTAACACATCCAATGCTTCTAATTCATGCTCAAGAAATTTCCAGTCATCTTTATGAATACCATCATCTTGATATTTACTTTTTACAATCAATCTTCCAGTGTAATGAATCTGTGTTCCCCCGGGACAAGTTTGTACCAAGGATTCCTTTATGCTTAATTTAGTTCCCGATATTCCCTTAACTCTAACAATGTCGCATGGTTTAAATTTTGGTTCCATTTTTTCTTCCTTTCTTGTTTTACAAAATTAATTATTAATTCAATGTGTTTTTACATTGGCTCTTCCATCACTTGGTCTTCAGCTTCAGTTCCAGCTTCCTGAACCATCTGCTGACCTTCCTGTGCTTGTTGCTCAGCTAACATAGCTTGCTGCATTTCTTCCTGTTGTTGCTGCATAGCTTGTTTCTGCTGGTCCATCAACTCTTCTGCAATTAATTGTTTCTGAGTTTGAACAACACCTTCGATACCTTCAAATATAAATGATGGCATCTCTTCAATAGGTGTTCCCTGCTCAAGAAGTTTTTCCAATGTTTTAACACGAAGTATATTAAAGTATTTAAGAGTTTCTCTTTCTTTATCGCTCTCTAACTCCTCTTCGTATTGTTGTAATTTGAATTGTGCTTTAGCTTGCTCTAACTGTAACTCGCCTTGAGATTTAGCTTGAGCAGCTTGTACTGCTTGTTGCATTTGCATCTCACTATTCTGGCGAGCTTCTTCCATTCTTTCTTTTCTACGTTTTTTCTGAGTAGAAACTAAATAGTAGTTAGCAGCTTTTGGATTGTCTAATAAACGAATTTGAATAGCATCCTCAAGTTCTATAGTTTGTTGAGCTAATGCCATCTGAATGTTTTGCTCTAACTGAATTTTTTCACCCTCATCCTTAACAGCTTCAATCTTAACATCAAAGTTTGTTTTCTCGAAATCATCAGTTGCCTCTAACTTAATGTACTCAACTCTATCAGCACCTAAAGCATATTTATATCCTTCATATCCACCCTTCTCTCCAAAAACTAAGATGTCCCACAATCTCATTGAGGCTTGTCTTGCTGTTCTTTCGTATACGTTTAAGTATGAGTTGTATATGTAGTTAATAGAGCTCTCTCCAATTTGGCGAGCAGACTCTAATACTTTAGCACCTACAGCTTGATTAGAAATCATACCTTGGTCTAACGAGTTTGAACCAATGATTCTCTCAAGTTTATTCAACTCGAAATTATATAGCTCTATAAATGCTTGTAGCTTAGATGTAAATGGTACATTTAATGGAGTGATTGGAGGTCTATTGTTTCCATCCATCTCATCAACCATACCTTTATAGTAAATAACACCAGTCTGCTTGTAGATACGGATTAACTCCATAGGTTGCAATGCACCTTTACCGTTACCTAAATCTACATCACTCATACCTGCAATATCTACAGTGTAACCATCTGGTGCAGCTTGAGCTACAATCTTCTGCATTTGAAGGTGAGCTAACTGCATCTGCTTGATAGATGGAATCATTGTTTCAATAATAGGTTTGTTAGTCATTCTATTATTGTTGTACATATAGAAAGAGAAAGGCAACAAACATTCTTGTAAGTTCTCATTAGGCTTAAGCATATTGTTTGCAACCTCCCACTTTAATAAATGGTTTGTATCGCAAATCCACGCACCTTCGTATTCTACGTAGTATGGTTTAGATTTAACGTAATCTTTACCATCTTTCATTTTCTCTGTTCTATCTAAAAGAGTTTTACCAAATCTGTCTTGGTTCTTCTCGTATTTAAGATTGTATAGAGTTTTATAGGAGAGCTGCATAACTGGTACACGGAACGCATCATATGGTCTTGCAAACGCATTTGCATATTGGTAGTTCCAAGTGAATGTCCAAGCAGCAGGGTTATTGTATTTAGATGTAGCACTTCTTGCTATATTGAATAGCTCCTCTTCAGATACTTTTCCTGGGTAGGTTAAACGTACATCAGCAATGCTCATATACACAATCTCACCAGCCCATTCTAAATCCTTAAGGTCATCACGCTCACTATAGGATAATACTAAGTTATATGGATTAACCTTACGGATTCTTACTTTACCGTTTGCATCTATGAATGTTTTAGTTCCACAGATACCAAAAGTAATTAAGTCATCAAGCATCCCGTTCTTGCACTCAGTCCAGTCGTTATCATACATCACAAGGTCAATACCCTGCTCCATCATTATCTCTTCACGTTGTTTATAATTGAATCCGAAGAATATTTCGTTTTCATCATTATCTTCTGGAGTGAATGCATCTGGGTCTTCTAATTGAATACCACTATTTTGTTGGAGAGCAGCTATTTGGTCTTTAAACTCCATACGGAATTTAGCATCAGACTTCTCTTTATCTTTTTTAGAAACACTAACAGGGTCAATAGCATTACAACGAATCTTTTCAATACGCTGATTAAACCTATCTTTTATACGCTGAATCATAGGTATAGCAATAGGTAGCGGAGTGTAATCAAGATTTGAATACGGTTGCTGACCGTTAATATCTAAGAAATCCAAGAACTCTTGCATAGGCTGTTGCCCAGTAGCGTAAGCTCTGTTATAATCGAAACGAACCTGTCTTTGCTTTTGACTAACACCACCATATCCATTTAACCATTGAGAGTATGAAGTTTTCATTACCTTCAATCCAAATTCTGGCGAGTTTTTTTCAGCATCAGAAGATAGAGGATTGGGGAGTCCGTAGTAGTTTTGTTGAGCCATTAATCCTTAATATAAATTCTTTACAAAATTAACCAATTAAATCGTTTGTTTTTCAATGACCTAAGCCCTTTACTGGTTGAGCAAATTTCATAAATACTAACTTCTTTTCTTTTGTGTTTTCAACTTTGACATTTTCGGTCCCAGCAAGTAAGCTCATACCAAACGCAACAGTATCATCATACTTTGTACGCTTAGCGTGTTTGTAACTTATTAAATCTTCTATAAGCTCTGTGAAATAAATTTTATCACAATGGAGCTCAACGTAATCATAAACAGTGTCAAAGTGCTTCTGAAGAGCAAACGGGTCTTTGGATGGAGTGCCATACTTTACTTTTTTATTTTTTCTATTAGGGTCTATAGTGGATTTAGGTCTCCACATTACATAGTTCTTATAACCTTTGTTAATGAAATACTCGTAGTAATCCTCGACATCACTCTCGTAATTAGCCTTACATCCGAAGTATTCACATAACATAATAATATTATCGTGGAATATAGATTTTAGTGGTGGTCTATCAGAGTATCTAATCACACATAAGCCACTATCCTCTGGGTCCTGATGGTCGTGCTTTCTATATACATATGCCACGCCATTAGAGCCCTGCTCTCCAGTTATAATTGTGCTGGCAAAGGGGTCAACCCCAATTGCAAAAGAAGATGTATTAGACGGCTTCTTAAGGCCATTCTCGATGATGTTTTTATTTGAGTCCTTTTGGTCCTTGAAATCCCAGCACATTTGGAACTTTCCTTGTGGGTCTGGTCTCCACGTTACCTTACCATCCATACCCCTGTAAAATGTAACACGACTCACTAATCCCTTAGGTGCATACTCTCTTAAATAGGTGAGCTGGTCATTAAGGTTTATAGAATTAAAATGGCATTGGCTGGAATCTGTTTGGAATGCTTCCTCTACTGTTAGTGGTAGCTTTCTCTTTTCAGATGCTAACTGACGGTCATCAAGACCCTGTCTGTTTCGCATAATGTAATCCTTGGCCAATGCTTGGCGTGAGTAACCATAATCATCTATAAAGGCAATACCTGTAATACCATCCTCTACCGTTGTAGTTATTAATGCCTTTCCTATAATACGTGAACCATTAAGCAAACAGAACCTTACTACGTTCCAGCATTCCTCAACATCCACATTCTCAGCTTTTGCAGCCTCATCAAATATGTATGTCTTTAACTTCTGACCATCGTATGCAGTCTTTACTGTTGCCGCATAATCAATCCAAGAGTTTAGTGCTGTAGTATATTCTTTCTTCTGTGCCTTTGTACTTCTTT